CAATTGTATCAGGAGTGCATAAAGAAATGCATAAGTGTACAATCCCTGATATGGGCGTACTAAAAAAATATCAAGACCCTAACGGTGGATTGAATGCTGCTGGTCGAGCGCATTTCAAGAAAACCACGGGTGCTAACTTAAAACCTCCAGCACCAAATCCTAAGACAACAGCAGATGCTGGCAGACGTAAATCATTCTGTTCAAGAATGGAAGGCATGAAGGCTAAGAATACATCTGCTAAAACTGCACGTGACCCTAACTCACGTATCAACAAATCACTGAGAGCGTGGGACTGCTGATGCTTAACCAGATGAATAAACATCTGAACCATCTATCGATGGCTAAATTGATGAGTCTTGAACAACAGGAACACGGTCTTAAGAAAAAGCCTAATGCCCAACAGATTAGTGCTATGGAAATGAAAGAGCATAAGTTGGGTTCAATGCCTTCGTTGCAAAAAGCAATGGAAGCAGAAGCCGTAGAACACGCAGGTCGTGAAGGTGACCTAGTAATTTATGGCAGTAACAAGCAGCGCACTGCTGCAACTAAAATTTACAGAGGTAGTTAGTATGCCAGACGAAAAATTCATTACCCGACGAAAAGGGTTAATATTTGAAACGCCCGATGGAACTTTGACACATAGTGGTCAACGCAAAGGTGTAAAAGCATTTCAAAAAGATTTTGCTAAAAACGTATCACCTATTTATTCTGAGTGGCAAAATGCCAGACGCGATAATCCATATGATTCGTCTATAGATAAGAAATTTGAACGTGCAGTCAGTGAAGGTGATGTAAAAAGTTTTCAGAAAAAAATGAATGTTGAGGCAAGGGCTGATTCAAAAGCAGTAACGTCACGTGATGCAACTAACGCACGTATTGCACGTGGTCGTTTAGCAGCACGTGCTACAGCAGCAAAGGCACAGCCACGTGGTGGTGGAATGATGGCTAAGGCAGCAGCACTTGGTCCAGTAGCAGAAGGTGCAGCAGCACTATATGCAGCAGATGAGGCAACAGGATTCCGCCGTACTAAGTACTCTGGTAACTCCGGTGGTCCATCGTTCTCAATGAACCCATATGCATCGTCTAACAAGTCTTCATATGCAGGTCAGTCTGCAATGTCAAAGGCTATGGGCGTAGGAAAGAAGAAGTAATATGCCACAAGGTATGGGATATCCCAAAGGGGATATGGTTATGAAGAAGAAGTCTATGTCTGAAATGATGGGCATGAAAAAGTCTTCTGCTAAGGATGATAAATCCTGCTCTACTTCTATGAAGAAGCAGAAGATGTTTCCGTTTAAGAAGGGTGGCAAATAATGCCTATCGATTCGGCTCGTTTAGAGCGTATTCGTAAGTACAACGCATCGCAGCGAGCAGCAGCAGGTATGGAACCTAAGTCCACTGCACCGACATCCGGATTGCGTAATCCACAAGCAGTCAGTCGATTTCAGGAATCTATGCGAAGAGCCAATCCTGATATCGTTGGTCGTAGTTCTAATACTACTAGTACTGCAATTGCACGTAGGACACCTGCTGAATTAGCCCGTCTCGGTACACGTGACCTTGCTACTCGTGGTGGTGGTGAACTAGTAAAACGTGCATCGGGTGAGGTTGCTACTCGTGTAGGTGGTGACATCGTTCGACGTGCTAGTGGAGAAATGGTTAAGGCTGGAAGTGGTAGCCGTCCAATTGGTATGACACCACCATCTGCTCCTCGTGAACTTATTCGTGCTGGTGCTGATGTTGCATCCAAAGGTGGAGAACTAGTAAAACGTGAAAGCGGTGAACTAGTACGTAAGGGCGCACCGGCTGCTGCTGCATTAGGTGGCAAAGCAGGTATGGGTATCTTTGGACCACTCGCTGCTGCTGCTGCAATTGCTGCTGCTGATAAGGCAACTGATTATAAGCGAGCAAAGTTTACTCAGAACTTTGGTGGTCCACAGTTTGACCAGAACCCATATGCCCGTAGTAATGACAACATGAAAAAGGGCATGAAGTATGGAATGAAGGACACTCAAGGTAATCCATTCAGTGGTCACATGACTGGCTTTGGTGGACCAGTTGAAGACCTTATGGGTTATGGAGTTAGTCTTATTAAACGTGGTAGGGATTTTAATGAGGCTCGGCAACTTATGCAGGGTACTGAGAAGTTTCGTAAGTTGTCTGACCCAGTCAAGCAAGCAGTTCTTGCACAGTATGACTTCTGGCGAGCAGGTCAGTCTAAGGGTAAGAACTATGGACGTATTATGGATAACGAAACGAAGCCATCAATGCGCCGTCCTGCTGGCGAGCCTATGCCACGTTAGTCTTCTTCAGAGTTAAATGCATTAGATTTAGACATGATGTAGTCAACGACCATAACATCAGCATGAATCTCATGCAATAGATACCAAAGTGCCTTCTGCAAGTCTTCTTGTTGGGAGGCACTATTCTTTTTGCCAGCACGTTGTACGTACTTAAGAACATTCCCTAACTCAAAGGATAAACCCCAATCTCGAATTACTGAGATGGCTTGAAACTTAGAAGAGCGATAATGTTTTGGCGTTACTGGCACATTTGACATATAGAGAGTATACAATAGCAATATGAGAAAGACAGCAGCAGTTAAAAAGACTAAGATTGAAAAGGTTATGCACGAATTCAAAGTCGGAACGCTTAAGTCTTCCAGTGGAAGTAAAGTCAAGAACCCTAAACAGGCAGTGGCAATTGCATTGTCTGAAGCAAGGATGGCTACAAAGCGCAAGTGAAGGGTGACCCAGTAATTGATAAAGACGGCGGTAGGTTTAAAGACCGTAACGGCACACTAGTCAAAGTCTGTAATGCAGAAATTGTACGTGGTGTTGGCGTAGTTAAATGCAAGAATGTAGCCATTAGAGGTTCTGATTTTTGTGTTACTCACGGCGGTAAACCTATGGAGTCTAACCTTGAGACGCTGAACTTTACTACTGGACTTAAGAGTGTTGGTCGCTCACGTTTTGCACGTGTCGGTGGTCAACTTCTTGCACGTATCAATGAACTTAGAGAAGACCCTGACTTGTGGTCTCTCCGAGATGACGCTGCTTATATCACTGCTCTTATCGACCATCGTGCTGAACTTGCAGCCGAAGGTGTAACTGTTGAGCAGTTGCATTCTATTCGTAAGTTGTATTCCCAATGTGAATCTAATCTTCACGGCGAAGACTTTATGATGCACTTCAAAGCATTGGGCGATGCCATTACTTCTACTTCGGAAGAAGCCAATGCATCTAAGGAAGTACTTAGCCTTATTGAGAAGAGGACGAGTATTGTTGAAGCAGAACAACGATTGCTTCAGACAAAAGCGTATACTCTTGAAGTTGACCAAGCGTTTAGCCTAGTTATGCAAGTCGTAAACATTGTAAAGGCATCTGTGCGTAACGCAGATGAGTTTGCTGCAATTAAAGTTGGCATTGATAAGTTACTGAAAGTGTATGATGACAGCAGTGACATCATTGATGCTGAGATTGTAAATGGCTCAGAAACCAACAGTTAATAAACGGCTAACGCCTAAGGCATTAAAGAAGTTTGTCAGACCAGATAAACCTTTATCCATTGCCCTGCTTGAAGCAATGCGTGAAAAACTTGATGACGCAATTGATATAGGTGACTTTGATGATACGAGAGCGCACCCTATCAATGGTCACGAGATGCCATATCAACAGTGGTTAAAAGTATTTGCTCATCATGCTGCATCATCTAAAATGGGAGAGCATCATACTCGTGCGTGGGAATGGGCAGAGAGTATTCAAGATGGTACTCCTCCACCAGCCCTAATTGAATGTTGGTTTCGTGGTGGCGGTAAGTCAACTACTATGGAGTTGATAGCCAGTCGAATCTCAGTCAAAGCATCTCGTCGATTCCTGCTATATGTATGCGCTACTCAAGATGCTGCTAACCGTCACGTTGCTGATATTGCAACTACTATGGAGCGGTGTGGTATTGAGCGAGCAATCAATAAGTATGGATATTCAAAGGGATGGAACGCAGAGAAACTACGAACAGCAAATGGATTTAACATCCTAGCCTTTGGTCTGGACACTGGCGCACGTGGTGTAAAACTCGATAGCCTTCGTCCTGACATGATTATTCTTGACGATATTGATGAACTAGACGATTCCGTCAATCGCGTCGAAAAGAAGATTCAAACAATCACTGCAACAATCCTTCCTGCTAAATCAACTGACTGTGCAATTGCGTTTGTACAGAATAGGATTCACGCTAACTCAGTAATGAGTCGTGTTCTTAGTGGTGACATCGATATGTTGCAAAACAGAATTCAATCACCTATTGTTCCTGCTGTAGAAGATTTAGCATATGAACCAATAGAACGTGAAGATGGTCGAATTGGATATAAGATTACTGGTGGCACTGCAACGTGGGAACATAAGTCCATTGAAGTATGCCAACGTGAGATTGATGACTTTGGAATCATAGCATTCCTACGTGAGTGTCAACATGACGTTGGTGTTGGCGGTAGAGCATTCCCTGAGTTTAGGGAGTATGGCTCAGATGGAGAACCGTGGCACGTTATAGACCACGTTGAACTTCAGCCGTGGTGGAGATACTGGGCTAGTCACGACTTTGGTACTGGCTCACCAGCAGCATTTATACTTTACGCAAGTGATGACAAAGAAAATGTCTATGTTATTGGTGAATGGTATGAGGCTGGATGTGTATCGTCTAAACAGGCTGAGAATGCTCTTCTCCTTATGGAGAAACATAAAATAGGAGAACCTGCTGATAAGCGGTTCAAAGATGGAAAGTGGAACACTAAACTTGAGGCTATTGCGTTTGACTGGGCTAATACATTTCCTCCGACAAATCCCGCTGAACGAATTGGTGAGTATCCAGTTGAAGTATGGTGGAGAAAAGGTCTTCCTGCCGTTCGTGCGGTAAAAGACCGCAAGGCTGGATGGAGGCGTATGAAGGAATGGCTTGCTGCTAGTCGAATGATAGAAGGTAAGCCGGTTCCTAGATTACGTATTGTTCGCAATGCTTGTCCAAACTTGATTAGGGAAATTAGTAATACGATGGCTGACCCTAGAGACCCAGAAGACATTGATGCTGGAACAAAGTCAGACCACGCCATTGATTCGTTTAGGTATGGTCTAATGTGGCGTGAGTACCCAGTAGTGTGTCCTGAAGTTGATGCGAAGAAAACGTGGAAACCATTATGGGCAGATGATTCATATGGTAAGGGGAAATATATATAATATGAATTACGTATATATCAGTCTAATAGTATTCCCAATAATTGCAACGTGTCTATACATCTCGTATGAACTACACTGTATACGAAGGGGAATCCCCATCAAAAAGCCTTATGACAACAAGGATAAGTACATCTAATGAGAAGACCGTTATTTAAGAGTAGAGATAAAAATACTCAAGGCATGAATGTTATGCAAGGTTTCGCAGCACAGATTGCCGAACGGTTGTCTAAACAAGGTGAACCTAAAGTAATGGCAATGGAGAAGCGTCTTGTTTCTGGTATCCCCGGAAGTGAGAAACTTACTAATGCACAAACTGTTAGTGAAGATACAAACCTTACTATTGACCACGATGCTAATGAGTGGAAAGTTCAACCAGATGCATCGAGTGAAGAAAAACTTAAAGTAACTCGATTTGTAAAAGAACAGTTTGAATTAGCCTATCGTGCTAGACGTGAGATGGAACTTGAATGGGCTATGGCTATTGCCTTCTTTGAAGGTCGGCAGTGGTTTACCATTAGTAGCCAAACACGTAATCTGATTAACTTACAAAACCCTAATGAGGCTAACCGCTACATTACAGTTAATAAGATGCGTCCATTGATTGATGGTGTTGTAGGTAAGTTGACGCAGGTTGGTCCGGACGCAAGAGCAGTTCCCCTTTCACAGAACCAACGTGACCTACTAGCATCAGAAGAAGCCAATCATAT